GCGGCGGGCGGCGGCCCTACCGCCTGTACGAGCCCAGACAACTTCATCACGTCTGCTGCCCATTTATACATGCACGTTGATACGGATTGGCCGACCAACACAGCCCCACAGGATGAAGCAGGAACTACTGATCTTACTTTCAACACGGGCGTCAACGAAACGGATCTTGTCTCTTGTTCCAGTGGTTGTGCTGTAGGTACGCCATCCACCGTGTACAGGCTACCACTCACAGGCACCGATTATGCTGGCAGAGCCTCAGTCAACCTTTTCAAGAGCACACAATACGGTGACAGTACTACATGTGGCTGGGTAAAGATTACTTCTACTGACTTCGATGGTATTTGGGGTGTCAGGGAAGCGAGTACGAGTAATCGCATGGTGCTCAGCGTAGACCTAGACGGGGTGGCAAGCGACGGCCTCGTCCGCTACACAGCCGTCCCGGGGGGCAATCTGGATACAGCCGACGGACTCGTAACGGCTAGTACATGGGCGCTTCTGTGTCAGGTGCTAGACGCGAATGGCGGCGCTGGTGGCACTCAAAACAGAAGCATTTACGTAAATGGTGTATCTGCTGCTGGTCCAACGGACGTAGACGATGAAGTGTCTACTACAGTGAACCATTCTGGTCTGCGAGATGAAGTGCCAAATTCTGGCGCCGCGGCCGATCACGAGTTCGAGGTGTACCAATTTGCCGTCTGGCATTCTGTGCTGACGGCAGATCAGATAAATGAGCTGTGTTGCTGTGGGATGAACGGTGAAGCAAACCCAAGTGATAGGGACTCGTTATGCGGAGGCACGGCTTGCACCGCTTACTAGGCATAACCCTTCTTGTGCTATTGCTAGACGTGTTGGCCGTCCGGATCGCCAGAGGGCTGGTTAGCTTCAATGGGCAGTAGAATCATTATCATCGGTCTGTTGATCCTCCTTCCGTTTGTGTCGTTCGCCAAGGACGAGTCCTGCACAGAAGGGGTTGATTGCTTCTGCGACAACAACCCAGTCGGTCAAAACGGTGTTGTCCTTTGTGAAGACTTCGAGGACACAGACCTTTACATGGCGGTACAAGCAGACCGCGATCGACCTGGAAGCTGGGTGCAGGTGTACGGCCAAGCTGTACAGGGATGCACCCATTATGCGGGCGACGGGCCAGGCGGCGGAAATGACTGGCCACCGATGGGACAGACAACGCAGCTGCAGGACGGAACCGGAAGAACACCATGTATGGATATTGTGGAAGAAGGTGTCGCGACTTTTAGCGATAAGGGCTGTGGCGTGTCTAGTGAGACGGACTGTGTGTGGCAGGGCACACGTAGCTTTGGACACAGATTTGTAACTGGAGATCCGGGTGGCATTGTAGGTCGGGGCTCGTGGACCGGATTGACACAAATAGGCATTACGTTTGCAGTCATGTGGTCTGAGAACTTTTTGGCTCCCGGCGACCCTGGATGCACGGGTACGCCAGACGGAGGTTGCGGGCCCGCTAATAAAATGGATGAATGGGGAGGCTCAGATTCGCCACTGGTAGGTGCAAGTGTTGACTCTGTTGTTGGCCGAAATCATCCATTCGGCGGGTCTATGTTTCTCGATTCGGCCGGAACGGTCGGGTCTGTACTCAAAGGTAATGTCGCCGCAGCTAGTGGTCCATTTCGCGTAAGATTCCGACCAGACCCAGCTGAAGGCATTTACGAGTGGAGAGGTAATGTTCAGCCCGGGGATTGGATCTGCCTGAAGGTGCACTACTCAGGATGGAACACTACAAACACACGTTTGCGGTATTGGGTAAATGATGTTCTGGCCATAGAGGCAACAGGAGTGGACACCGTTGTTGCGACAGATACTCAAATCGGAGCTATAGCATGGAATCACTACTACAATGGAGCGTTTGTCAGCCCTGATAGTGGCTACCCAGGGACGACCACGGCTTATCGCTACGAGGATAATATGATCGTTGTGAACACCGCTGAACCTATCTCCTGTGCAGCCATTGGTCTTGGTAGCGCTCCCGCTCCCGGCAAAACCTTCCGCGGCATCATCCGTTCGAGCCTGGATCTCTTCTGCATTCAGCTCCCCTTCGTGTGCTGGCCGGACCGTGCAACGGCGCTGCGCTGCTGGGGAGCTGATGCATGTGCGCGTGTCGCGGGATCCTAACGAGACCTCGACCTTGACCGACGATATGACCGGAGACGCAAGGCTCATCGGAGTCGAGTTGGTCATTCGAAGGGCCATGTAGTGTCATATGTTGATTTGTTTCTAGAAGTAGGAGATCTAATGGCTACTATTTTACTGGATAAAGAGGTTGCATTTCAACAATGGTACAAAAAATATGCATTAAAGTTGGGGCTCAATCTAAATCCGGATGATCCGAAACATTATTATGATTATCGGGCAGCCTTTGCCGCTGGGGCTAAGCCGGATAAAAGTGGACATTGGCCTTCTGAATACAAACTTCCAGGGCATCCAAGACTAATTTTAAAGGGTATTGATACCCGCACAGGTAAACCAGTCAAAAAATGAATTTAATTAAAATAGTAAAATAGGTAAAGAGTTTTAATGTTAAAATATTGTTCTAAATGCAAAGAAGAGAAAAACTTTGAGAAGTTCTATAAATGCAAAGTAACAAAAGATGGCTTTTGTACTTGGTGTAAAAAATGCTTTGATGAAAAATCTAATAAACAATATAATAAAAATAAAGAAAATGGTATTTGCGTTAATTGTAGATCTAAGAGCGAAGAAGGCCGTATACGCTGTAGGTTTTGTGCTGAAAAAAATTCAAAGCGTATTAAAGATTACCGAAAAACTGAGCGCGGAAAAGAAGTTATAGCACGAATTCAAAGAAAGTATCGAAGAAAATGTTATGATTCTGATATTCAATTCAGAATAGAAAACGTGCTCCGTAACAGATTTGCTCGTGTTCTAAAAGGAAAAACTAAGTTGTGCTCATCGATTCGAGACTTAGGTTGTACCAAAGCAGAACTAATGGTTCATATAGAAAACCAATTCCTTCCAGGAATGGCCTGGGAGAATTATGGAAGAGGTAAAAGTATGTGGAGCATTGATCATATTATTCCGTTTTATACTGTAGATCTAACAGATCGAGAACAAGTCTTAAAGGTTTGTCATTATACTAATCTTAGACCTCTTTGGCAAATAGATAACATTAAGAGGTATCACAAAGAAAAAGAATTTTGGAGAAAATAGTAAAATCCGATATAATTGGATATAATAGCTAAGAAGCTTTTATTTGTTAAAATAAAGTTAAAGGTAGACTTATCTTTCATTGTTAAGAGCCTTTTAAGAAAGAGGTAGATAATATGTCAAGAGTAGTAAAAGTGCTCCATAAGAGCTTTTTACCTGGTGCAGGCTTTACAACTGGTGGAGTCGCTAAACAAGGTAAAACGAGTATTCATGGGGTCATCGAAGTAACTAATTATGCAAGAGGTGGAGAAGCTCTTAGTCCTCAGGATGTGGGGCTAACCACTTTAGACCATATCGATATTAAGCATCGTGAAGAGCTCATGTCCTCTGATCCTGGTGGAGCTAGACGGCAAATACTTTATAGTTATGCCGCCCAGCAATTCTATGTTATTAAGGAGACTACGGGCGGAGAATTCATTGAAGAGGCTGCTACCGCAGATCCAGTGCTATCGTTTGAGGCTTTCGGAGATAGCGCTTCAGATGTTGAACTTACTTAATTAACTGATTAGAAGAATAGCTTAAAAACAAATAAGGGAGGGGATTAATCTCCTCCCTTATTAATAAAATTAAAAGGAGAAAAAATGGCTGCTGCAACAAATGTTTCGAGATTTACTGGTGTTTTAGGTCCGATAAAAGTTGAATTTATTAAATGCACTATGGCCGCAACCGGCGATGTGGTTGAGAGTCTTTTAGCAAATCCGCAATGGGCGATTGCTCTGACTAACGCGGATGGGGGTAGTGGTGCGACATCTGTTTCAGGAAAAGTTATTACTGTAACTGAAGCTGGAATTAGTGCTAGCGAGGTTTTTCTGATTGTAGTCGGATTCTAATGCATTGCGCAGATTGCGGAAAACTTTTGGAGTGGAAAGGTAAAGGGCGTTGGCCTAAATACTGTTCGGGCTGTAGAGAAAAGAGGCAGCGTCCTTTTCGAGAAAAGAATACCAGAAAAGAGAAAAATTAAAAACTTATTTTAATTGCAAAGAAGAAAAACATGTATCAATATAACCCTCCGGCTCGTTTTGGAGTTAACTTTAGCAGACTACGAAAAGTAAAACCGGGCCTAGATCTTTCAGCGGCTTTTCTTGATGATATTAAATCTATCGGCGAGGATCTATTTGTAGTTTTCCATCCTTTTAAATTATTGTGGGAGGGAATTGTAATGAATGGATACTATGGCGCGGAGGATGATCCTCGGTTTACAATTCACGAGGAGTATGGAGAGATTTTATTTGGATGGGCTCTAAAAAAAGCTAATTCAGAAGCGCCCCTTGAAGAAGGTCTGTGGCATCTTTGGCTCATGGGCTCACATGGCTATTCCCATTTAGCAGCTATAGAATCCAAAGATTCAGAATATTTAAAACTATTAGTTAAAAGATTAGCGTTGCAATCTCAACTTACGACAAAATATGGTCAACTTGCCTTTAATAAACTCTCTAGAGAAGAACAAAATAAAGTTAAAGAAAAACAAGAAAAAGATCGTTTTGAACTTTTTCAAAATGTACAAAAAGAAAATAGTTGGTTAATGAAAAAAGCGTATGAAGAAGCTCAAAAAGGGAATTTAAATCCTACAAATCCAACTAGGGATGTTATTACAAGTTATTCTAATCAAACTGATAAATCAAGAATTGTTCGACCTCTCGAAGATAAAGAGGGCGGACTTGTAATTTAAAATGGCTGATCGTCTCGGACTTGAATTTACTTCTCCCGAAGGAGAGATAAATATTGAAAACGAATTAAGGCTTAGAAAAATTGAAACCGCATTAGCTTCAACGACTCTACCTCAAGGAGTTGGATCTGTTAGATCTCCTGCGATTACAGGGCTTTCAATTGTTCAAGGTGTTAGAGAAATTATAGTAAAATGGTCTTCTGCGAATATTTCTCAATCTGAATTTGATTATTATGAATTGCAATTTGACACAAATATTTTATTTACAAATCCAACAATAATAAAAACTAAAGAGATTTTCTATTCATTTGCTGAGGGAGTAGCTAATACTACCTATTATGTAAGAATTCGTACAGCGTTAAAAAATGGTACTTTTGGAGATTGGTCTTCAACTTTAAATACTAATACTGGACTTGCTTCTACAAATGATGTTGCTTTAAATGCTATAACTACATCCACTTCTGCGTATAGTGCAGGAGATATCATTGTGGATAACAGTGATGGTGAGGTTACACTTCAAAGTGTAACTTTCAATTCTACTGGAAGTCCTGTGTTCTTAAATTTTGGTACGCTTTATGTAGAAGATCTTAGTAAAAATACAATATTTGATGTTATACTTTCTAGAGGAGTAACCCTCATATATTCTGTTACTTTATTTATACCTAGTAGTTGGCCCGGTCCAGCGGTTACGTTTATATCTTTTACTGATAATCCTCCAAGTGGAACTGTGACTTATTATTTTAATGTAGAAGTTATTGATAATGGCGCGCCTCCATACCAAATGACTTTTTTTGATAGATCTTTATTTGCTCTGGAAACGAAAAGATAATGAGTAATTCTCAAGTAGTTAAATATGTTGTTTATAATCCTGATGGAAAAATTAAAAGATCCGGAATGTGCGCTGAAAAAGATTTAATTTTACAAGCAGATAATAATGGTGAAATTGTTATGAGATGTTCTGAGCGTATAGATGATAGATTACAAGAAGTTCATGAGGGAATTATACGTGAAATTCCTGGCATTAAACAAAAAATTGAAGTGTGGCAAGAGGCTGTAAAAGCAAAAGAATTAGAAAGACAAAATAAAATTCAAGCGGGGGATATTGATAGTTGCAAGGATTTAGAGGAATTAAAACAAGTTTTAAAGAAATTACTGGAGAAAAATTAAGTGACTTTATTACTTCAACCTACATTGGAATCTCTATTATCTCGAATTCGTCGATGGCTTAGAGAGCCTACTGCTTCCAAGAGTCAATGGGATGACAACGATCTAAAGCAATTCTTGAATTCTAGTTATCGACTGCGCTGTTCTGAACTTCATTTAGCTTTTGAAGGTTTTTTCGTTCTAGTTGCGCAGAGGGATTTAGTCGCAAATCAATCTCGGTACTCTTGGCCTCCTAACTTCCAGAGATTAGCTAAATTAGAACTTGTTAGAACCGATGAAAGTCGGTGGCCTGTCCAGAGTTATGAACGGCATTATGAGATGTTAACAAGTAGTACAGTCTCGGGAGACGGATATTCACCTAATTATAGGCCAATCGGGGAAGGCTTTGAATTGGAGCCGGCTCCAGGGACAACAATTACTAATGGGTTGCGATTAGAGTATTGGGGTTTGCCCGCTGAATTAGAGAATTCTAATGATCAGTTGAATTCAGATTTTCCGGATCTTTTCAGTGAATTACTTGTATTAGATGCTGCAGCTTCAGCTTTGATTTCTGAAGTTATTTTAGAGGTTGGAGGTAATTCTCGCGTAATAGAGTTGGAACGTGCAAGGTATCAAGAAAAATGGGAGAAGTATATAGAACAGCGTCTAATCAGAAGATCAATTGTAGTCCCGTTCATTCCGCACTGGATAGATGCATAATGAACTTAAAAACTTGTATTTTGTGTAATAAAGGAACTAAAATAATTTAATGTTTATAAGCTTTCCATTTATCGAGATTACAGAATTCAAAGGCGTTTTTTCAAAAATTGCGTCAAATCTTCTTCAAGGAAATCAACTTAAGCAAGCGATTAATGTAGATTTATACAACATTGTTGGCGGCATCGGGAAGATAAAAGGTTCTCGGAGAATTCTTAATTCTAATTATCAAGAAGCGGCGGTAACAAAACCTATTTCTTGGGTCGGGTTTTATAACTATCCAGATCTAGACGGACAAATTCTAAGACAAGTTTTAGTTGCGGCGGGAACAACTATTCAAAAGGTTAATTCTAATGGTACTTTGACTTCTTTGAAAACAGGTCGGACTTCAGGGCTCTTCCATGTTTGGGATAAATTTGATGAATTTCTTTTAATACAAAATCAAAATCCCAATCTAATCGGAAGCGGTGATGATCCTATAAAGTATGATGGACACACAATCTCCAATTGGGGCGTTAAGGCCCCGGGTGATGCTGAGACTATTGCTGAAACTTTTGACGATATTACTGATTGGGTTACAAGCAATGCTACTATTAACGATGAAACGATAACCACCAAAGATGGTTCTGCAATTAAAATGATACAAGGAGGAGCAAGCACTACGGCCAGAATGTCCAAAGATTTTGGGGCTGGAGGAACTTGGGCGGCTCCTACGACCACAGAGAATCGTGTTGAAATTTCTATTTACATGGACCCTGATACGTATGACGGTCTAAAAAATACAACTTTTTGTTTAGAAATAAGATTTAGCTCAGACTCAAGTATTCCGATTACAAATAATTACTATTCTTATACTTTTTCTAAGTCACAATTAGATTTGGGATGGAATACCTTAGTTTTAGATTTTGCTAGTGCTCCTACTGGAAGTGAAGGGTCAAGTGCAGGATCTTTAGTTGCATCAGCAATAAGAACTGTTGATATATTTTTATACGGTCAATTGGCTTCATCCGGAACTATTGCATATTTTGACAGATTAGTAACATTAGAAAGAGGAAAACCAAGTGGAACCTTTAGTGGAGCTGGAGCTGTTTTTTCTAATGATGCTACAAATGGAATTTATACTTATAGGGTTACTTACATAAGTAAATTCAATTTAGAATCGAATGCAGGTCCAGGCTTGGTGATGGACAATAGAGGAGGAGGTCAGACTTACGCTCAAGTTAATTTAACTAGTATTCCTATTTCGTCCGATTCTCAAGTAGTAGCTAGAAAAATTTATCGAACTGTTGGTGGGGGCGGAACTCCACTTTTATTAACAACTATAGAGGATAATACAACAACAGTTTATACAGATACGATTTCAGATGCTTCTTTGGGAGTCGAAACTCCTCCTTTAGCTGGAAGTACAACCGAGGATTCAAGTCCTCCTCCTAAGTGTGGAATAGTAAAATCATATAGAAAAACAGTATTTTTAGCAGGAGATCCCTTTAATCCTACTTTACTTTATTTTAGCGAAGATGATGAACCAGAGAAATTTCCACTAGTTAATACTTTTAACTTTCATGAGAATATTACTGGTCTTTTCGAAACGAAATTAGGGTTAGTTGTAACTACCGACCGTGGACTTTGGAGATTATTGGGTATTAATCCTAATTATGACATAGAAAAGGTTACTGAGAATATCGGTTCTGTAGGTCCTAGAGCTTGTGGAACAGCAAAAACTGTTGGTTGGCTTATAGATAATGATGGTTTGAGAACGTTTGATTTATCAAAGTTAATCAAAGTTTCAGAAGTTATACGAGATAAATATGAAGATTTATCAAGAAATTATATTTCTAATATCTTTTCAGTTCATTTATCCAGAGATAATTCTATTGTTCAATTTAATCCGAATTCTTCAGGAAACTTTAATTCGGCTTTTATGTATCAGTATATGTTAGATAATGTGGCTGAGGGTTTTTGGTCCGAATTATCGTTTCCTGTTTCTATTAATCCGCAAGACGCAATTGAGATTATTGATTCTAATGGAGATTTTAGATTTTATGTAGCTGGTGGCGATGGTATGCTATATGAATGGTTTTATGAGGGTTCTAAAAGTTGGGCTACAGCGTTTTCTTCTGAAGCAATAGTATCCACAATTGAAACACACTATATGAGATTAGGGGAGGCAGGTCGAGCCAATCTAGGACAAACAGGGAGAGTTGATCCAAAGCTTATAGAAGTTAGTCATAAGGGTGATGCTTGTACTTGGAATGCTACTTTATCCTCTGCGGACGGGATTGAGCAACCAATAGCTAGAGATACTCAATCTATAGCTTTTGCTTTTGGAGCAAATAATAGCTTATTGAGATATCCTGTTAGAGTAGATTTTCATTCAGGCGAATTCATTAAGATATTATTACAAAATTCTGATTTAAATATATCAAGTAATATATTTTCTGTTAAGATGACATTTAATGTTAGACCCGGGCAATTTCAAGTAATATAGGAGACTATTTGTGGGGCGAAAACACGCTAAACGTAGATTAAGACTGTTATCTGGGGCGACAATATCTGAAGCTGAACAAATAAAAGAAGCGGTAAATCGCGGTGAGCAGATCTATTCAGATGTTAGTTCTCTTTTAGGTCGTCCTGGAACGTATGAACCCACTGAGGAACCAACTGAACCTGCGGATATTTCTGGTGGAGGGAGCATATTTGAAGATGTTGAACCTTCTGCAAAAGCTGTTTCATTTGTTTATCCACGAGATAAACCTGTATTTAAGAAATTATATACTGAAAAACAGATCTCTCCGGAAAAAGCAGTAGGTCAAATAGTTAAAAGTCCAAGTTTTAAAATCGCTTCTAAGTTAACGGCAGAATCTGAACAGCTATTAAATCGTGAAGGACCTCTTTATGAACGCTTTCAAAGGTCAATTTCTAGTCCTATTTTGCAAAGAGGCGCTCAAATAGCAGAACAGTCTATTGAAGAAATTAAGTCTTCTTTTGCTTCTGGCGGTAGAGCTAGAAGAGAAGGACTTAAAGAAGCTTTAAAAATGCAAGCTCAAATAGAAGCTAATGAATTTGTTGGTCAGCAAATGGCTCAAGCTTCTTTTAATTTAGACGCTTGGGCGAGGGATAACGCACGAGCTACTTTGCAGTTTAATCAAGCATGGTCCGCTAATTTAGCCGGAGTTAGAGAAACTTATATTAACTCAATTAATGCTGCTAGAGAATTTATGGCTACAAGTGCAATTCCTGCTGCTGTAAAATATAATGCAGCAGCCGATGCTTTGTCTCAAAAGAAGAAAACTAATTGGGTTCAAGTAGGTCTTGGAGTTGTCACGGCCGCGATAGGAGTTATTGGGGCTCCCTTTACTGGTGGAGCATCGCTATCTCTTGTTCCTACTGGGATGTCCATGGCTACTGAAGGATTTATGCAAGGACAAGCTACTGAGCAGGGAGCATCTTCTCCTATTGAAACAGGAGGATCCATATTTGGATCACAGATTTTGAAACCACAAACTCAGACTCCACCGTTTAACCCGTCAAGTTCTACGTCTAAACTTTGGAGTCCTGGAGGTTAATAAATGGCACAGGAAGAAAAACAATATAGTTTAGATGTTAGTCCGTCTTTAGTTCAAACTGGTATTTCTTTAATCAGTTCTGGTTTTGCAGAAGGAGGCGCTTTGTCGCCTGAAGGTGCTAGGGCTCTTTCTGAAATGGGGCAGAAAATTGCATTTAATATGCAAGATAGATGGTGGAAACATGAACTAGAAAACTATAGAAAAACTATTGGCAATGATATTCAAATAGAAAGTCAGGCAATAGGACAAGAATATTCACAAAGAATTAAAGAGGCCGGAGGAGTTAAAGATCCTTTCGAAAGATCAGCAGCTATGAATGATGCTCATTCCTGGGCTATTGAACAGACGGGTATTCTTGAAATGAAAGTTTTAAATTCTACTATAGAATATCATAATAATCCTTATATTGGACAAATTGCTAATAGTGTTTTAATAGGGAGACAAAAACAAAATCAAGCTTTATTAGGTATTCCAGAAAAAACGGCAAAAGAGGCTGAGGGTTTATATGGAACGGTATTAGATGAAAGACAAGCCTCGGCAACAGAAAGACAAGCTGCGGCATCTGAAAAACAAGCTGAAGCATCTATGATTTCAGCAGAAGCGCAAGCTGCAAAACAAGAGAAGCCTTCTGTAGAAGAAGTGTTAGAAGGATTAGATAGAGTTCCTAAATCTAAACGGGCGGATTGGTTAATGTTAAAGCCTGGCGGTGTAGATTTAATTGAATCTCAATCTAAAATTATTCAAGATGAAGATACAGCAGAGTTTTATAAAGCTTATATTGATTGGTCTAAACTAGACGAGGGTGAAGCTAAAAATAAATTAGGTTCTAGCATTAAAAAAGAATTCGGTTTAGATCCTATTGATTTTTATTTAGCTGAAAAGAAAGATGAAGTTGAAGTTTTAATATCAAAATGGACACGATCTAGAATCCCTATTCATAGAGAACTTGCTGCTGATAGAATTGCTAGAATGTATTCCGCCAGAGAAGAACACTTATTTCCTTCAGAGGAAGTTGAAGAAGAAGTTATACCGGAACGAGCACGAGGAGTTAGGTTGCTTCCTGGTAAATTAGAAAAACGAGCACAAACCGTTGAAGAAAGAGTTGATGTTGCTTATAGTGGAGAACGATCCCAAAGACTTTCAGAAATTTATCAAAGGATTAAAGACATAGATATTCTGCGTGGAGCCGGTAACTTAACCAAGAAAGAAAAAGAAGAAATTGTCGCTCAAAGAAAAAATCTTAGTAAAGAAATGATTGAATTGGAAACTGAACGAGGTTATGAAGGTTTAAAATCTTTATTTAAGAAAATTACTGGAGGGAAAGATAAATCAGAAATAGAGGAATTAAAGAGTCGGTATTTAGGACAAGGACCTCTATATACCAGAAGTCTTTCAGTTGATATTGATAATATTAATAAATCCGTAGAATCTTTTGCAAAAGCTATAGATCCGGAATTTACTTCTTTAGGTTCTATTCCCACTCCTTCTGATTTTAATGAAGTTTTAAAAGAAATGGGCGGAACTTCCTATAAAGCTAAAACTAAATCTAAAGCAAAAGCTATGCCTGTTGAAAAAAAGAAAATGTTTGAAGATGAGCTTTCGAGAGCAGTTCTTGAAGTTTACATCAATTTAGATCCTAATATTGAAGATAGAGAAAAAATTATTGCTACTAATTTAATTTATTTAGCTTCTCAATGGAGTAAAGCTAATAATGGTAAAGTTATAGATCCTTATAAATTAGTAGAATGGGCTGTTAACTTTTATAAAGAAAAAGAAAAATAAGGAAAATTAATGTCGTCACCATTAATGAGTGAACTTTCAGGTTATCTTGATTCTGAAACTGAACAAGATTTAGAAAATTTTGATCCTTTAGATAAGACGGAGGAAAAGGAATTTACTGAGGAAACTATACCAAAAATAGGATCTTTACTTTCTAAAAGTTCAGAACAAAATGATTTGCGTATACAAAAAATTCTTACTAAAGGTACTAAACAGTTAGAAAAGAAAAGTATATTAAAAGAAAAATTCGAATCAAGAATAAATGAAAGAAATTTTAAAATTAGAGAATTAGGCTTTAGTGATCCTAATATTGTTCCTAGAAATCTTATTAACCTCTTTATTGGGGATGATGCACAAATTTTAGGCTTTAAGTGGGATACAGAAGGTGTTAGCTGGAATTTAGAAAATGCTAAACAAACTTGGGCGGAAGAACCTCTTTGGATTAATGTATTAAGATCTATAGGTTTAGGATTAGATTTTTTTCCTGTTATTTCTGCGGTCAATAAAAGTCTTAAAGTTGGAAGACTTGGACAAAAATTCGGAACAGGATTTAAATTTATAGATTGGACGAACAATTTAGACGATATGGCGGATCCAACTTTACAATTATCTAAATGGTTTAAAGCTTTTTCTAATGAAACAGATGAAATATCTTGGTTAGCTCAAAAAGGATTTTTAAACCCAGAAATAGAGACAACTAAAAAAGCTTTAAAACAAGCAAGAATTCTTGCTATGACTGAACAAAAAATTACTCGTAATAGTCTGCTTAGTAAAGCAATTGCTTCTGGTCAAGAATCATACTATTGGGCAGGAAAAGAAATTAAAGTTGGATCCTTGCAGAAATTACGTCACTGGTTTGACTCTGAATTTGCGAATTCTTATTGGAAAGTTGCTAATGCTACTCAGCCAAGCGATGTTGCTAAGTTTGGTAAAAGTTTAGATGAATTTTATAAAACCGAAAATTTAGGTCGATTTTTTACTGATATACCAGAAGAAATTACTACTAACGCAAGAAATACAGAAGTTCTTCGTTATTGGTTAGATCCTACAAACTATCCTCTTCCTGCGGATGTGCATCCTACAACTGTTCGATGGGCCGTAGGACTCAGAGAAGCAATGGAAGTTCATCAAAAACAAGCATTTGAACTTGGCATGATTGATAGTGATACATTATCTAAAATACCAAGACATATTCCCGCTCAATGGATAAGCACCCCAGTTCCTTCTTCTAAGAAAGGAGTGAAGAGTATATTTTCTTTTTCTAGAGATGAACCAGAAAAAGCATGGGAATTTATAAAATGGCCAGATCTAGAAAGCACGACTTTACTTCACAGAGAAAAATCTTTACCTGAAATTTTGCAAATATTAAATCAAATGGATAGTAATGTTCAGACTGGGAAAAAATTAATTACAGATCCTATTAATCTTACATTTAGAGGTTATTTCATAGATAGACAGCTTTATCATAATTTTAAATTTATGAAAGATTTTATTAAAGATTCTGTTGATAAAGGTCTTTCCTTGACTGATGATATTTACCAGAATACAATCGGTCGAACTAAAATGGCAGGTTATATTTCCTTAGAAAGGATGCCTGGTAGAGAGATTTTAAGACGGATTTTCGCAAAAAATAATCCAGAGTTACTTTCTGATGGAAAACTACCCTGGATACTAAAAGCGCATTATGATAGTTTTTTTGGAAAAGAAGGAATGTTTGTTCAAACACAAACAGCCACTGATATTCTAGCTGGCATTATTTCTTTCCATAAAACTATGAGTACGTCCATGAATCCCAATACACAGCTACAAAATTTAATCGGGAATCAGGTATTTTTATCTTGGGGGGGTGTTTTTCCTCTTGATCCCAATATTGTAAATATAGGAGAGCATTCTAATGCTGCACTTATGAAGATTCTTCATTTAAGAAGAAAAAACTTTAAGGCTGTAATTGACGCTCCACAAGATTTAGTTTCAATTGGAGCAGGATTAAAAGAAATTCCTAATGAAATAATTGATCAATTTATTATAAATAATAAAATAAAATTAGGAACAATCAATGTTTTTAATAGTAAAGGTAAAAAAATAACTATCAATTTAAATGATCATTTTGCTACTGAAGCATTTAAACAATTAACTGAATATAGCTCATTTGCTGAAGTAGAAGGCTTAAAACATATACAGAGAATTTATGATAGAATGCGTAAAGGAGGATTTGGTAAAAAAGTTATTGGTTCTTTACTTTCATTAAGTGAAACCCCGGTTATAGGATCATCAATTCGTAAATTTAGTGATTTTTATCTTGCAGGAGATTATGTTCCTAAAACTCAAATGTATTTTAAGTATATTGCCGAAGGACTTTCTCCTGATTCGGCAGCTATGTTAACAGCAAGATACATGCCAATGTATCATACTACTGGAAAGTTTGTTACTGGATCAAGAAGAATTATGCTTCCTTGGATTACTTTTCCTTCGGAAGTATTGCGAATTGCTAAAAATCAAATGATGGATAATCCGTTAAAAATTCTTCCTTGGCTTCATGCTGTAGATATTATTCAATCATTAGAGAATATTTTTGGAGGTGAGACCCCGGAGTCTGTAGTTGAAGCAAAAAGAAATCTTCCTTATTGGGCCCAAACTCCTCAGACTATCGTAGGAGAAAGTAAGGATATTTCACAAACACAAGGTCTTATTGGAGGAGGTGCTGGTGGGGCAGCATTAGCCGCTATTCTTAAAGGCGGAGGATTCGGTCGTCCTATACCTGTTCCCGGGGGCGCTTTCACTGGGACTCTTGCAGGAGCTTTAGCGGGATATTTAATAGGAAGTCAAGCTAAGGAAGATAAACTTAGAGGGGCTATTGTAAATTGGCTCCCTTTGTCTTCTCTTAATTTAGGAATAGATTACGAATCGGCTCCTGAATACTATCAAAGATTAACAGTTCCAAAAATGATAGAAGCATCTCCGGTTGAACCTTTAGCTATTATGAAACCTTTACTTGAAATCCTTTCAGGTCAAACGGCTTATGGTGAAGAAATCGAAGCAAAGGGAACTGCCGATCATCTTAGAAGGGTTTGGGCTGGTTTAGTTGGATTCGTTTCTCCTCCTCTTATTCATACCTATGGATTTAAGGTTACGGCTCCGGATGAGCAAAAATTTAGACCCTATACAACCATCGGAGGAACTGCTATTGGGGCGGGTATTGGTTATTCTGCCGCAGGAATTCCTGGTGCAGTGGCTGGAGCAGCAGTAGGGAGCGTTACAGGTGCTTCTGCTAATATTGCTAGGATACCTATTGATCTTGGTCTTGCTACCGACCCACGAACAATGGAACTTAAAGAAGCTCCTGTTGATTTTATTTTAAATAATTTTGGCTTATTTAAATCTTATGCTGCTTCGCCCTCTAATAGGGCTATGAATCAAAGAATCATAGGACAAGAATTAAAAACTGTTAGAAGTTCATTAAAGAAGCAAGCTTCTTATTATATTGTTAATAATAATGAAGATAGAGCGTATGAACTGCTAGCTGCCGTAAAAGCGACATTTATTCAAGAATATCCTTTTGATCCTAAAGAAGCTACAGAAAAATGGAGTGATTGGGCGGACAGCTTTATTGATGAAATTGGAGAATCTCCAATGTGGAGAGGAATGTCCAAGAAACATATGAAATCTGAAATTTTAAGGGTTAAAAGATTTGAAGCTGATAATAGATCTCAAGCTCTAAATGAGTGGGTTGAAGCCCTACGATTAGCTATGAAAATGAGATAAATTAATCTTCGAAAGTATCATCTTCACATTGTTCATATTCATCAAGAGGAATTAATTCCTCTTTTTCTTTTTCAGTGTTATAAGTCTCTATTTCTGATAAGCAACTTGAGCAATATAGACCATAACTTGTCCATGTTTTACACTTTACGCATTTGTTCATTTTGTAGTTCCTTTAGTATTGGGTTAACTGTAAAATTATTTATTGGAGTTTTTAAAATTGGTAGTTCTTTGAATATATCAATCGGGGATATCTCACCCCTATGATATGTTTTTTGTTGTTTTCTAGTAATTCTTCCTGGTACTTTATCTTCTAATGGTGATCTCAAAGTATTATGAAAATGAAATACTTTTATTTTTTCATTGAATTTATATTCGGTGCTAGATTTTTGTGGTATTCGGCTTTCTTCCCCAGGATGTTTGCCGCTCCAGGTGCATGATCTATGATACAACCTATGGTGTGGAAGCCAGATATTCGGCGAATAGGCAGACTTCAAATCCTCACAAACTTCAATTCGACCTACTTTCCCGTAAAGTTTTCCGCTCAGAAAATACTTATAATATTCTTTATTTAAGAGATCAAGTGCTTGAGTAGTCCAAATTTCATCTCCATCTAGCAACATATAATGGGTTGCATTTCCTAATTCCGCTATTGGTGCATTTCTATACGCGAGCTGAGCGCGCGGTTCAATAAAAGGCATTTTCTCTAGGAGAATTTCAGATTTAGTATTATTCTTGAACCAATCGAGAATTTCTAATGTACCATCCGTGCTACCGGCATCTAGAATTATAATACGATTGAACCGTCCGTTTATAGCCTTGAGACTATACGGTAGCCAGTAGGAATCGTTCAGCACGAGTATGATTGGAACTAGATCTTTTGCCATAGAGACAATCTGCTCTGGAAAGTTTAAATACGCAAAAGTCTTGTCAGTGGCGTAGGCAATCTTGTCATAGAATAAGGCTGCATCTTCTTCGCTATCGAAAGATTTTTCAATATTGGCTCTCCACTTTAGATTATTGCTATGCCAAGACACACCTTTATATTTTGATGTTGTCTTGGAATTTGATGGTCCTCGATTACATTGATTCTGTTGTCGTGTGCAGTATCGAAGATTCGAAACATGGTTATTGGACCGGTTTCTATCAATATGGTCGATGTCATAACCTTCTGGTCTAGGTCCCAGAAAAGCTGCTGCAACTAGGCTCCATACGTTTGTATATGTCGGCATATTGTTCTTAAAGAGAGTAATTGCTCCGTTTTTTTCGTAGTGGGAAAGAACTCTTCCAGTAAAAGTATTTTTGCGATTGCAAACACTGCGGATAAATCCTGTATTTGATGCCTCATATAAGCCCTCGAATTCTGGAATTGGGCGCCATTCTTCGTCAATCATTTATCACTTCCATTTTCATTGTAATCGTATAATTTCCAACATTGTGTTAATTCTATGCGAAATTAAATGTTTGTCTAGAATTTCTTGATATGCATTTTCTGCTATTTTATTTGCTTTTACAGGATTGTTTAAACAATACTTTATTTGGTCTTTTAGCCCAGCAAACGTTACAGGATCATAAGATAAAAAGTGTCTTTCTGGTTTAAAAAGTTTTCTAATACCTGAAGAATAATCTAAATCGTTTATAAGTGGCCGTCCAACGGCCATTGATTCAAAGATCCTCTGATTAATATCATGTTTTTGTGATCTATTAAATAGTAAACTACAGGCGGACATAGCCTCCCCTGTTGCCGGCCATATGTTATGTTTATATTGATTTGTTACTTGTCTTATGTCATACTTCCAGTTGTTTTCCTGACAGATTTCTTTTAGTTTATCAGCTCTTGATAGTCCTTTTTTAGAACCATGAAATCCAACATCAAATTGTTTAGTTATATGTGTAAAATTATCTCGTCCGAACCAGCGTAAATCTGTTGCACTAGGTAAAAAGTACGCAGAAGGATGCTTAGCAAAAATATCCCGTTTGGAAAAAACTGCGAAAAATACATGAGTGTACTTGTCCATGATTGAAGAGTGCAGCTCTCCTTGACCGTGACTGTCTATTAGCCATACCATTGTCGGAGGAAATTTTGAAGATTTATTTCCAGGAACTAAATAATTGAATTTACCTTCCTTATTTCTCCCGCATTCTATTTCAACTATTAAATCAGCAGGTAAACCAACTTCTAAAGTATTAATTTTATGCCCCTCGCCAACTCCAATAACTTGATGCCCTAATCGTTCCAAATAGTAATGAAAACTTCTAGCATAAGTCTCTACAGGTTTACCATTATCATAATTTACTCTATAGCTTAATAAAATTTTCATTTTAAAGATCCTTTTAACCCTATAAAAAGTTTAATATAATCAGGAATTTGCATATGACAGAAAAAACATTGATAGATTAATAAACTATCGGCGTGTACCCAACCATTCTGAGAGAATTTCGCATTACAATTTCTATGGCAAATGTAATAAACATTAAAAATAAGTTGAATAGCCCAATTATTATCAGTATAAATATTTATTTCATTTTTTCGCAATTCGCTTAGTTTTCTTTACGATTTTTCGTAGTTTATCAAAATATAATCTTTGTTGCAATAGTCCAAGATAATCAATAATTAACTCTCCGTTTGTATGAGAAATCTCATGTAATATGATTCTAGATTCCCAAGGAGTACAATTATTTTTGTAAATTTTTTCTCCATCTAAATCTGTGTACTCGATATCAATCTTGTTAGCTCTAGGAATATGACAAAGAATTCCTGGACAAGATAAACAGCCTTCTTTGTCTACATTTGAAGTATCAGATTTCCAAATAATTTTAGGATTAATCATAATAGTACAGTTTTTCTTTTCAGGTTCAGGATCTATTACAATTAAATTTATATTAGTTCCAATTTGAACTGCAGCAAGACCTACTCCTTTATTATGATACATGGTATTCTTTATTGCATAAGCTAATTTTTTTACGTCTGGGGTAATATTCTCAATAGGAAAAGAAGGTGTTTTTAATAATTCCATCTGTTTAGAAAAAGCTATCGTTTTAACGTCTAATATTAAATTAGAATTAATGGTTGGTAAATCTGAGAATTGTGCTTTATTTTTTGATAGATCTGCCTGTTGCATTCTATTTCCTTTTGTGTTTTTTCTGGTTCATTCCAACGACCCCCGGATGTATCGCCTATTTGTTCAAAATAATCTCCGTGTTCGATACTCCGTATATCAATCCACTTGTTAGGATGAGGAATCAGACCCGCTTTTATTATTCTATTTTGCCATTCGATATGAGAAAATCCAGCGCCTTTGAATTCAGGATTAAATCCTCCAACTTTTCTTAATATTTCTTTAGTAATAAATATAAAATCTCCTCTAGGCTTAGTTCCATAGATTGGAATTAAGCCTTTTGTTTTTAAATTATTTGTGAACTCAGGAATTACTTCAGGAATTTGTTTATCTTGAACTCTACATAAATGATGAATTCCTGTATATAAGTATAAATCTTTGTACATTTCAAACCAATTACTGATCCTAGGCATTAAATCATCCTCCAGAATAGCAATAAAATTACAATCTTGAAGAACAAATAAGCCGCGATTTTTGTTTATTCCCACGCCCTGATTTGTTCCTCGAATATAGACAACAGGAAATTGTTTAACTATTTCAAAAGTATTATCTGTGCTACCATCGTCACAAATAACAAACTTACAGTCGTCTGGTAAAGTTTCGAGAATAGTCGAGATTATGCTCTTTAGATTTTCGGCTCTATTGTAAGTTACTAAAGCAATTCCATTCATATAGTTTTTAAATCCATAATAATTTCCTCTATATTATCAATATACCTAGTAGGATCAGAATAGTTTTCTGCAGTTATATATCCATTATAACAAATTCGCATAAAAAGATCTAAATTGTCTAATAATTTTTCAATTTGTTTAATTGCTTGTGTAATATCCCCAACTGGAAATATTAAACAATTTTCTTCTGGTTTCACATATTCTTTATGTGCATCCGACAATACACATGCGACACTGGAACTCATAACTTCTAATCCTAACCTTCCCAATCCTTCGCTTTGAGAACATCCGACCCATATATCTATTTGTTTAAATAAGGATTTCATCTGTCTGCGATTTGTGTTTGGATAGTATTCAAACCAGTCGGGAATATCCGTCATAGAAGTTTCGCCGATACCCACAAATTGTAATTTATTTTCATATTTTTCTTTTAATTTTTTAAATATTGATATTAATTCTTTTGTTCCTTTTAAAGGATGAGAATGAATAAGTCCAGCAATAACAACAGGAGAACTATTAAGTTTATTATATTGTCTATTTTTAGGATGGCAATTAAAGTTTTTAAATCCGTAATTATACCATCCTACAACATTAGCATCGGTTGAGCTGTAATTCCAGCCTTCTGTAGGTATATTGCAACATTCTTGTAGCCACTTGGTACTTGTTATGATTTTACTGTAGTCAGGTGAATTAAGACTTTGTTCCTCTAGCTCTTGAAATCGAGGGTTATGACTTAGTTTGAATAAAACCTTTTCTTTCCATTTTGATACACTAATGTTAAAATGTTGATCTGAGTCGCTAGGAACAAAAACCACATCTGATAGTTGTTTATTTTCTAATCCAAAAATAACGGGAACTTCAGCGCTTCTAATCAATTCCTGATTAATAGAATCTTTATAGATAGATACAATCTCTACTGGATACCCCCTTTTATGAAGTTCATTTGCTGTTGTAATGATAGTGGCAGGTCCGCCCCACTTACGAAGGTGTGGTGTAATAAAAGTCAATCCTGGTTTTATTTTCTTTTTTTCAAAACAGAGATCCCTTATAGTCTCTTTAAATTCATCAATTATTAAATTTCTATCTTTTATTTCGTAATTAATTTCTCTAGTGTTTAAAGGACAGCAAGGTATTAAATCATCAACTCTTTTGATTATTTCTTCGACATCTTTACAAACAGCCCAATTAGGAGATGGTATTTCAAAATCCTCTATATTGGCCGCTACCGAACCATCGGTCTTTAATGATATTGCAGCACAGCCCGAATAAAGAGCTTCTAATGCAGGTAATCCATAGCTGTGAACCGTAGAAGGATCAATAAGAATATCGACTTCATTTCCCAATAATCTAGCAAAATTTGATTGAGATACCTTTCCTTTATATTGAACATAAGGATGTAATTGTTTAGTTTCTCCACAGGCTAATATTCTGATTGAATTTGAATATTTTTTGTGTAATTCCTCGGCGATTTTTATACCGGCATCATAATTCTTCCAGAAATAATTCTTATTTAAAAGGATCATAATAGTCGGTCTTTGGTCGTGCTTCTCTCTTTCTCTATAAGAGAACATATCAAGATCAATTCCTGGTTCAATCACTTTTGGGTAAATTCCTACGTTAGTAATATTAGTGATTCTTCCCCCTATTAATGTATTGTTAACAATTATCTTTCTAATTAACGTATATATTTCTTTAAATTCGTTTTCTAATTCTGGCGCTAAGTCTGGTTCATACGACTGTAAAAATAATACTGGAATTAAATTTTTATTCTCTTTACAAATGTTTACTAAAGTGGGACCTAGTTCTGCTGTACATCCAATGACAATTCCTTTATTAAATACTAACTCATTAAAATTATCATTTGAATCATAAAGTATAGGAGCCGTATGGAGAGAGTTTAAATAATCTGTTTCTAAATTAGTTTTGCTGTTTCTAGCTACATGTACTATTTTAACATTAAAGGTTTCGTCTTCTATTAAACCATTAACAATATCTTTTATAACAAACATTGCTCCATTCTCTTTGGTAGAGAATGTTAAAAATGCAATGTTTATTTTTTTATTAAAGTTTATTTTTGGAAAAGGTTTTCGTATTTCTTTTAATTTATTGGTAAGTTCAGAAGGTAAAGGATTCCAAAACATAGAAAAGTCTGGATGTTGATTATGAAACCTATTAGAAGCAGTTTTTCTTTTTATAGTTTGTTCAATATCTTCCAGGGCGGAAAAACTTGCTCCGTGTTGATGAAAAACATAACAGTTATCCGCAAGAACAGCTTTATAGTTTAACCATTGTCCAGTTTCAGGATCAATAGCTTTTAACATCCTCATATGAAGCGAGCTGTCTTCTCCATACGAATTATAAATTTCTTCGAATAAACCTATCTTATCTAGAACTTCTCGCTTTATTAATAAACAAAAGCCTGTAGGTATTGTCTCTGGATAGGTGGGTTTAAATAACATCTCTACAGCTTTATTCATATCGTAATATGAAAAACCAGGTTCTAATGGCCTGGAAGTAATAGCGATATTGTTGGTCACAGGATTAACCATTCCAATATTTGGAGCACTACAGACGGCTTTAAGCATTTTTAGGAGCCATCCTGGAGTGACCAGTACATCTGTATTCAAAAGAATTACATATGGATTTTTACCTGCCATGATTCCGATATTGCAAGTGGCAGCAAAGCCTATGTTTACTGTATTATGGATAATGGTATATTTATCTTTTAATGATTCTATATAGTTAGTTGTTATTGTATTTGAACCATCATTAACAATAATAATATTAACATTTTTAAGGTATGTATGCCTTTCAACATTTCTTAAACATTGTTTTAAATGGTTAAGGCCATTGAAGCAGGGTATTACGATATCTACCCCTGATATTTCCAGAGCCGCGTATAAATTAGTATTGTCATTGTTTTCTATATTATTTAAGATCGTGTGTAAATTATCAGGAACAATTAAATTTTGAGTTTCTTGAGATATTAATTGTTCATTAAGCTTAATATCATTTTCTATTGGGATAGTCCAGGTATTGTTTTTAAAAGGCATAAATCTCCTATAAAGCTTTTATAGCTGCACGGGTTAGTGACTTTAAAAATTTTCCCCAACTCAGACTTAAAAAGGCGTCTTTTCCTCTTTCACCGAAGTTCGTAATTACCACTTGGTAGTTCTGCGTCTGCGGAATATATACCCCGGCGGCCACAATGATAAAATCAATTCCTGTAATAAATTCTGCCCAAACTTTTCCATCTGTACGAGAGCCATAAAGATAAACAGGTTCATTCGGAGAATTATTCAACTTAGAAGATAGTTCTTTCAGGAGTGTTTTATTTTCTGTATTCTCTGCGACAGCGACTAAAACAGATTCTTTTTCTTTAACTTTGTCTATAATTTTCAGATAAATGAATAAGCGGTCTCCTGCTTCACTAAACTGTGGTGGAGCTGCTAGAGTTCCTTTTAAAATATCAAAATCATTGTTTAAGGATTTAATTGAGGTAGAAGTACATCCTAAGATTAATAAGAGAAATATAAAAATCTTTTTCATGTTTTTCCTAAAAATAGTAATTTAATTTATTTCTTCTCTTTCTTTTATTATTTGTTCCATCAGAAACTTATCTACTAAAAGATCAATCATCTCCGTAATACGAGAATCCTGTTCTTCTTTGTCTTCGAGTTCTTGTATGCCTATTTCGTTGATAGTTTTTAAATTCTCCCAACAAATATCTAACAAAGTTTTTATTTCTTTTAATCTAATTTCAATCTCACTACGCGAATAAGCAATGATTGGTTTAAAATTGAATGGATCTCTCAAAAAGTTGAAACTCATTTCTCATTCCCTTCCTTAATTGCAGTTCGTTGACGCATTATAGTCAGAAACACTTCATGGTCATAAGCTTCAAGATATAGTTTTCTTAGCCAGCCTGATTCTTCTTGTGTCAGGCGTAAATGCCAGTCGCTTAGGGACATCTTTCTTGCAATTGTATGGAAATGGTCCATTTCCTTTTTTTTCTTTTTCATATTTTTCCCTCATATAAGTTTATAATACTATATTATCAATTTGCCTATATAAAGAGTTTAAATCTCCTGCTGAAGCTTTAATAATGTAATCGAATTTGTAGTTATCTAAGGCTATTTCACTTTGATGTTCGTCTTTTGAAGTTTCATTTATTTTCTGTATTAGAATAGTTATTCCTTTTAATCTTTTGATAGCATTAATTTCTTCTGGAAATCTGCTATCACTAATAACAAGATCCTGATGATCTGGTAGTATTAATTTTTCTTGAATTTTCTTTAGACCGATTTTAACCCAAATATCTTTTGATATATGGTTTCGAAAACAATTTGTTCCAATTATTTGAAATAATTGTCTAGGAGAATAACCCCATTCTTTTAATATTAATTCTTTTTCTTTTCCATATAATTGCTCTTTAGTTAAATTAAATAATTGTTTTGCGATTATCTCTTTTATTGGTGATGCCCAAGCATATTCCCAAAAGCCGTACTTAGAAGAAAGATAGTTGGCCACAAAAGATTTTCCGGTCCCTTTTTTTCCGCTAAGACTTATAATGATGCTCATCGGGCATCACCCGACGATTCCGCGTGTAGCCACGTTTGTCCCGTAACCCCTCTCGTGGCAAAAGCCCCACCAATAGGGCTCGCGCTAAACACTCTTGGAATAGCGCTCTCGCACAGCAGATGTCTTTGGGCTACTTCTTGTAATAGTTCCTCATCTGTAAAATCACACAGCATTTTGATTTTGCGCCTGTTTTTGAGTTGAACATCTCTTTCTACCCATCTAACATTCCCCGACTCATAGTTTCCGTCGTTGTTTACTCTATCCAGAGAGTGATTTACGCTTGGCCGCTTACCCATATATTGAATAAACTTCTTGAGTCCTTCTGTTGGTACTAACCATTCTGGCGCAACTTGTATTCCTCGCCCGCCGTAATGCTTATACTCTGGACTAGTTTTATTGTAGCAACGTCTTATCATCCCCAGATAAGCAGCGTATTCGGGAGTTCCTGACAGCCCGTGCTTATAGTTTCTGCCTTTCAATAGCAGAGATTTCTTTAGGTTATCTACTTTGAGACAACCACAACTTTTGGAAACGCCCCGCAGTAAGGATTCCAGCGCTACTTCTTTTTCTATACCGCACTCGCACCTACAAAGAACGCTATGTTTTCGATGTTTATTGCGTCTTTGTATATCCGACACAATCTTCCATCTACCGAAACACAAGCCAGTAGGATACAAATGCGTAGGAACAGAAACTTTGAGCGAAAGACACATTGTCTCTTCTATCACGTTATCTTTGTCAGCAAGTTTCGCTACCATATCTTCTCTCCTGTTATCTCGGAGGACTTCCTCTTGAGGTTCTGAAGCGCTACCAAGGCGTTGCCTACCCCCGAGCATCGCTCGGGGATTGCGGCTCCGAAGAGAGATCATGGAGATTTCCTTTCTGACTCTAAAAAGGCCGCATAAGTGATAGGCATTATTTTACCGAAAAATTTTTCTTCGATAACTTTTGCATATTGTCTTATTTCAAATTGTGCGTGGGTATGATTTCTTAAAGATAAAAAATTCATTAATGATCTAGCATTTGTTTTATAGTATAATTCTGTATAGATTCCGATAGGTAAAACTATACGCGCTAATTCTTTAGCTACATTTAATTTTAATAAAAGTTCATAATTTTCTGATGCTTTCTGGTATACTTCTTTTATTAATGATTTAATCCCAAATACTTGTGTTTGTTCTTGTATTGCTCTGTATTCATAGCTTCCTTGTTTACCTACCTGTTTACGAACATCTTCATCTTTAGGTACATAAAATTTTGTGTCTATTATCGTATATCGTTGACTCACCTCGTTGAAGCTGCTATTTCGATGTCGCATAAGTTCTCTAGCCACAAAAATAGGTAATCGTAAATGAAAACAAAAATCAGCCATCTCAAATGGTGTTCCATGCCTATTCTTCATTAAATATCTTATAAGCCCTTTATCATCTTCTCCCATGATCTTTTTACGTTTATTATAGGATATTCTAGCAGAATTAACAATTTGTAGTTCAGGATCTTTAGGAGAATAATAGTCCAACCTAACAAATCCATCATCTAAAACTTCTACAATATCACTCATGAATAATGGCGCCTCCATCAAAATCATCAAATTCGAAAGTTACATCATCTTCTTTGTTCATACACCAAATCTTACCATCACTCTCAAAGAATAATTCACAGTTTTCTGTTGTATCGCGGGGATAGTAATTAATAATGTTTTGGTTTTTTGTATCTTTTAAAATGGGTACTTTAGATAAGCAAAGATTTATGCATTCTTCTGAAATATCCTTTAGATTCTCTGAACATGCACAGTTTCCAACGGTATATTTAAAACTATTATCTACTTTTTGTTCACAAATTCTTAGACCTCTTGTTCCGTCAATGTAACAGTTTCCTTTTTCATGATGCATTGTTGCTATTGTGAGAAACAATATAACTGTAAGACCTGACACAATACCTAAAAGAATATGATCAATTTTCATAAATATTCTCCTTACTACATTGACTGTCCTATATTATAAATAGCAAAATATTGAAATAATAGAAAGAATTGCACACATTAAAATAAAAGATAAAACTAATTTGTTTGTACTTTTCATTAAATGCCGCAGGCGCCTCCTAAACATTTTTCTTCTGATTCTTCATAAGTAACATTTTCATGTCGTTTGGCTGTATCATATCGTATTGGTGTTAACGGTGCGCCTGCTCTGCTGCCTTCAGGATATACGGTTATTCCTCTTAAATTTGGTAAATATTTTAAAAGTATATCTGCAAAACGTTTAACATTATTGTTTCCAGGTTCTCCGTATTCTGGAAGATTTATAGTAGACGAAATTCCTTGGTCTACGAATTTTTGAACAAATTCTTGCATAATAATTCTACGTTCTACATCTTGAGATAAACTATGAGCATCTTCTATATCCTCAGGCTTAAAGCCTTGTTGTATTAATTTTTCTGCTGTGGGATCAACTACATATCTAAATTTCCATTTACTGTCTTTATCCAAAAATCTACGTTTATAAGCTACACAAAAAATAGGTTCTATTCCACTTGTTGTTTGAGCGCAAATAGAAATTGTTCCGGTTGGAGCTATCGCTCGTATAGCTATAGGTTCAGTATTATTTCTTTTTTTAGCGTACAATATTGCTTCATTATCAGAAGTTTGCTGCCATAAAGTTAACCAATTTTTAAGGTTATTGCTAGGTTCATATTTTTGATTATTCTTTATGCACCATTCGTGAAGACCCATAAGTCCTAAACCAATTCTTCTATATTCTTTTCTAACTTGTTCCATTTCAGGAACAGGCACCCAAGATAGAAATGTCCCGTTATATAAGAACCTGACAGCTATTCTTGTAACTTCTTCCAATTCATTTACACTATTTATATTTGCTAAATTAACAGAACCTAAATTACAAACATCTGCATTTCTATCGGAAACAGACTCTGTACAATTTGAAACTAATACTCCTCCTGTCCAAAAAGTATGGTCTGGATCATCTACAGTAATATCAAATACTTCATGAATACCTACACTTTCTATAGAATAGATATCAAAAGTAACTTTTTCTTTTCTAGAACTTTTAGTATAAAGTTTTTTATATGGTTGAATTATACCGATTGTATTAAAGAAAAGCTCTCTATCTGTCGTAATGTTAATATCATAGTTTTTTTTACTTTCATATTCTCCGTTGTGATGTTTAATCGTAACAGTTTTATGTGTAGTAATATATGATTTAATTCCAACAGCAGATAACATATCTCGTACTTGTAAAATCAATTGTTTGCTACTTTGTTTTAAACAAATTCTTCCAGATTTTTTTAAAGTATTACCATTAGCTGAAAATAATCCTTTTAAAAACCCTTTAATTTTATTAAAATTACCATAATAAAATCTGTCTGGAATAACTCTATTGTATGTTTTAACTAATTCTTCTGGTTGAATAGTTGTTTTAACTTCCCAAACCTCTTTAGATACTCCAGATCTATGCTTAGTTATTAAATGTGCTATTTCAGAATTAAAATAAGACTGATCATTCTTGCCAATATAAAGTAGAATTAAATTATTAGAAGCTTTGTGGACTCCTCCGTCGCCTATTACTAATCCATCCATAATATCTTGAGGGTCTAAATCTTCGATTAAAGTAGGAGGTCCAGATATTCTATCAATTCCTTTTGCGTCTTTAACTTTAACCTTTATGCCATTTTCTACAACTTTATGATCCTCTGTTCCAATAAATGTTCCTGTTGTAGTATGAAATTTATAAACAGGTTTATATCCAGTATTCCACTTTTTAATTACTCTACTCCAATTTTTACCAGACCAAATAATAGATCCTTCTTTAATATCTTTTAGTTGTCTTATGCCTTCTGGAGTTAGAATACTAGACCATGATGGTAAACATGCATTCCTAGCAACTTCTTTCGATTTTTTACCTAAATTAATTGAAAAACCTGGTTCACCAGTTTTACACATATTTTTACATATATTATAATATAAATTCCAAACAGATTTATCTTCATTAACTACTTTAAAAAAATCATCATCTAAACAAACTGAAATATTTGTCATATCTAAAAAAGCAGAATTATTAAAATCAAATTCTTTTAATGCTTTAAAAATTGTAGGCCAATTTTTGGATTTAATAAAATTATCTATATCTGGATGATTCCAAGGAAGCCCAGCCCATAAGGCAGAATTGTGAACTAGCATGCCCTCCGCAACGAATTCATTTCTGTCAGAGACTTCTAGATCCCATGTATATTCAGAAGTGGACTGTCTTAGTCCGTGAACTTTGCTAGGCACATACTTATACCCATACAATGAAGCTACATGCTCTATGCTGATACCGCAACTACTATTCTTATGATTCCTCTCTTTTGCTTCTAACCATTCATAAGGAATCTTATAGTCACATTGCCGTTTTTGTTTCGCTGGCAGAGAGGCAATTTTACACACATGGGGTAGAATAATCAAATTCCATCTTTTTTCTGGGGTCTGTCCCTTTAAACTAAGGCAAAATATTTGCTTCCAATGGCGCTTCCTACTCTTATAAGTTCGATCCTTGATCATAGTTACTATGCCTAAAGAGGCATAAAGAGCCTGTACTTGGCGTAGATAATCCCTATACACCGATGTAACACAATTAAGCGGACGAGTTTTAGCACTACCGTCCGCATCAAATAAACCAGCCAAGTAGCCTGCTCTGATGTCGTCTTCTCCCTCTAGTATGAAAGAAGGTACTGATAGATCTGTGTTTGGTTGTTTGAACTCCGTCAAGTACTCAGCAAGTTGCTTAGAATGTACGTTTATCTTTCTGTAGTTAGTGTACTGCTTTACTGCCCATGATACTCTGAATTTTTCTAGTTGCTTGAATAGCTTAGCTTCTATAGTAGTCTGGGTATTATGTATAGGAAAAGACACTAAACCTTTACTGTAGCTTCCTTTATTCCATATTCGTCTAACGTGTCCATCACCATGTAGGAAACCAATAAACCAAGCCATATCAACATCAAGTTTCGGAATCGAGATGTCTCGACAAGTAGTAGATTTGGCTGGCCTAGAATAGGTATACCCAGGCAACTCCGTTCGGACACCGGGAATTGTTTGTGGAATAAACATCATCAAATCCGATGAAGTTAATTGGGAAGCTTCTTTCCATGTGTACTCTCCTTGAGCGGAGAGGAGAACCGCTACTTTGTGATTAGGAGTACAACGAAGAATGCCAAGTTCATGGACAATCTCTATTGTCGGTTGAATACCTTGATTGAATTTATTGGCGACCTTTCTAAATCCGTCAAACGTTAGTACTTCGTCTCCAATAAAAATATCTTCAATTGGGATCAAACCTCTAGACGTATGAACCAATGTACCTGAGGGTAGGCATCTTCTACTCCCACCTGACATAACATGCCGAGCACATTCATTAACCATAGCCATCAAGCTCAATGGACCACTAGCTTCTCCTCCATATTTTTTAATTGGAGTTCCTTTTGCTCTAATATTCCCATAATACGTTCCGCAACCTGCTCCGGTCGAAAGAGACATAACATGATCATGCAATAGTTTAGCCCAACCTTCTCTTGAATCTTCAGCTATAAATAAAGCACAATTCTGAAATTGTTGAATTTCTCTTCCGGCAGCGTACAAGTATCTTCCTCCAGGAATAAACTTTCTTTTAGATATAATATTATAAAAATCTTTTTCTTGTTTTTTATCATAAGCAATTACACTAGATACTCTTTTTGCACAATCATCCCATGTCTCATTTTCTGTAAATGCATAAGTTCTTTTAAAAATTGTTTGAGCAAAACTTCCAAGTTCATGTTCCATTAAATTATCACTCCTTAACTTTAATATGCTGTTTATACCAATTAGCGGTTTTCATTAAACCCTCCATTAGCCTAGTTTTAGGTTTCCATCCTAGATTTCTTAATTTATCACTATTCATACAGTATCTTTGATCAATTCCTGGTCTAGCATCAGGGTAATATTTAACTTTAAAGTTTTTATCAAGAACAGCAGAAATTAATTGAACAAGTTCATTGTTTGTTATTTCTCTATCTTGTCTACTAGATATATTAACTAAAGGATATGTTGGACTTAATCCGAGATCGTATAATTCAAGCAACATTAAAATAGCTTCACAATTATCTCTAACATAAAGCCAATCCCTTATTTGAGTACCGTCAGAATGAATAGGTACAGCATCTTCATTTAGCATACATTTTATAGTTTGTGGAATAAGCTTTTCAAAATGCTGCCTAGGTCCATAGTTATTTGAGCTACGAGTAATTAAAGTTTTAAGTTTAAAAGTATTTCTATACGCTAATACTAGCATATCGCCGCTTGCTTTACTTGCACTATAAACATTCCAAGGATTAAGTAATGTATCTTCAAATGTTTCTTTTGGATATGGAATACTTCCATAAACTTCGTCGGACGAGACTTGGCATAATAAAGTATTAGGAGCCGTTTTTGTAGCCGCTAGTAAAAGATTATTTAGCCCTTTTATATTTGTATCTACAAATAACGGGGGATCTTTAATACTATTACAAACGTGTGATTCTGCGGCAAAATTAACTATCCAGTCTGCGTCTTTAATTATTTCTTCTATATTGGAATCTTCAATACCACTCCAGTAATTAATAATTGAAAGAGACTCAATATATTGTTTATTTAGCGCTGCATATGTACATTTATCTATATTATGGATTTTATAGTTGGGATGCCTTTCTAGAAGTAAATCTATGAAATGAGAACCTATAAACCCGCAGCCCCCAGTAATAACTACTTTTTTATTTGTTTCCATGTTGTAATCAACTTATTTGAGAACGATTTAATGTTCCATTCATATATTTCTTGATCGTTATAATTTTCATTATAAATCATAAAAGGATAAACCCTATACGTTCCAGGATGAAACCAACTTTTGTCAGATTCTTCGTCTGGTTCTTTTTCTGTCAGACGTATAAAGTCCTCTTTGCTTACATTCCAACAGAAAGTTTCATAATCCCCGCTAGGATAACCTTTGAATTTAATTTGTTTGTTCATTATTTCCTACAAAAAGTTAAAACAATTAAAGTTCCAATATTCACAAATGTAAATATTAAAAATACTCGTTCTAGTCTATTCAAAGTATTAATATTTTTAAAGGTAACTTTTTCAACAAAAGTTAAAGGACGATCAAATGATTTTCGGTTCCAAGTAGCTTTTATTTCTTTATCAAATATAACATCGACAGTTTCAATTTCATCGTTGAAACAAAGACCCGCGATTGTTCCTAATATGAAAAAGTTATTATATGTTTTTTGATCATCTTTTACTAGTAATTTATCCGGAGTAGACTCAGGAAGTTTTTGTTCTTCAAAGACTTTCAAATTCGCTGGTAAACAAATTTGATCTTTTCTTGTATCTATAGCTAAATCGTCACGAATTGATTCCGGGATTAATTCAGTGCCCGAACATCCAAAAAGAAAAACCCCTAATAATAAACTAATAAATAATCTCATCTTTACCTCCTTTAAGCCTCACATTTAGTTTCTAATGCAGCAGACAATAAATTAATCAATTCTCTGACTACAAAATCATCCTTTAAGTTTTCAAATGCTAAATTATTAAAATAAATACTATCTTTATCTTTTACTCCTGAATTGATAGTAATCCAGAGTTTTGTTTTTCCACCACTATTTGAATATTTGTACACCGTCCAGTATTTTCCAGGCCAAGAAAGTTTTTTCTCTCTTTCTTCTTTAAAATCCATAAAATTATTCTCCTATTGTAGCAGTTAATTTGATCACACGAAGCATCCAACCAGTAAGAAAAACTAAAAATCTAGGATTCCCTTTAATAAGTTCACAAATAAACTTTGTTCGTTCAATATTAAAATTTAAACATAAATTTTTTAATTCGTTTTCTGATATAGCTTCTAGAGTTTTCTCACCTATGATTCCGTCTACTTTAACTTTTAAAAGTTTTTGTAGTGTAGTTACAGAACGGCTGACCCCTGAATGTACAGAGAAATCAAAAATTAATAAACAAAGAGGATAAGGTAATAAATCACCATATGAAAGATCCCAAAAGAATTGATGATAAATATTTTTAGCTTCATTTAAGGTTAGATTTTTTATATCTTTATCTGGAAAAGTTCTTTTAGAAATTCCCCATTTAGTCTCGCCTCCAGGATCAGAAGGATTATTTACATAACCTCCAAATCTATCTCCTCCAGTTTCAAAATCAATAGTTATGTTAAAACATTTTTCAAAATCATTCATAAACAGTATCCTTATAAGCTAAAAGAATTAAAATCTTCATTTGATCTGACAATTTCTTTCCGCAAGCACATTTAATTCTATCCAATTCTGCTTTAAGAAAGAAATTATTGTTCCCTGAAAAGAAAGTAATTGAGCTAAAATTAATTTCTTTAGGATCAATATTTTTAGAATTATGAAAATGCGTATAATACATATACCCTTTCTTAAATTCGACTATCCAATTATTCATTTCAATCTTCATCTTATCTCTATACCTGGTATTTTTTCTGGTCTTCCTGTAGACCAAGAACCGCAATCAATACATTGATATCGACGTTTTCTAGTGGTTCTAGCGACAGAATACCCGCGACTTTGAATTTTACTAGAACTACAAACAGGACAATTATCTGTTTTTTTAGTAATTATATTTACGTTAGGATGGTTTGGAATAAGAGGGCGAAGTCTCTCATAAGCTTGTTCCAAAACTAAAACGTCCTGGCGGCAATTGTGCATAGGATAGCCTTCGCATATAAAAGTTCTACTAGAAGTATTTACTACAGCCACTTCTTTTATGCCTGCAGGCTCTATATACTCTACCCACGTAACTTCGTCTGATTCTCTTCTTTCCATTCTACCAAAGCTATTTATATCTAGTTTATTCATTTTTACAGGTCTTATTTGACCTATAAAAGCTAATCTCCTAGGAAGCGGACCATACAGACGAACGGTCATACAATCACCTTTGCCAAGTCCTCCCGTTGCTTTGGATGTTACTAATTTTAAACCAAATTTATATCCTAACTCTTTAACAATGTCCATTGATTTGTTTAATATCTCTCCTGATCGTTGAGAAAACGCTATATACCCCCTAGGAGTTACATATCCTTCTCCATCAATTATACCTTGTAAGTACCCCGCTTCTTTAGTGTTTATTTCTGAAAAGTTAGGAAATAATTTTGTAATTTTTGTATAGAGTTTACTTGAACCCATTGGTTCATAGTGATGAGCCGTACCATGCTTAGAAGCTCGTCTAGTTCGGAGATTTCTTGTTTGTCTCCACCTCATTTCTCCGAATCCATAACGCCCTATAAGCCATAAATGATCTGGAGTACATATGAATTCTTCTCCATTGCCTAATATAACTCGTAAACACTCTGTTTTTTTAAATGTAACACTTTCAACTTTTGAAGGGGAGTAGTACCTACCGAACCCTTTTTGTTTATCTGTAAAACCTATTAATTCTTCCTCCTCAATTAAATCTCCTAAAGATTTCCATTTCAAATCGGCAGTTAAAACTTTATGATCAGGAACTAAACAATGGTCAACTATATATTTTAAACTTTGTTTATTTCCTGCCATCGCTTTAACCCAGTGCGGACCTTTTACGGCGGTTTTATCTTCTAATTGCAAAAATTCTACAACCGTTTGTAATCTATTTGAGTTTAATTTTAGTTGATATTTTGAGACTCGCCAAGTGTCTATTACCGGAATTCTTGGTAACGTTGGAAGCCCGTGGAAAAGTAAACGAGAATTTAAATAAGGGCGGTCGAAGCGATCCATATAATGACCGATCCAAATATCGGCATCATTAATCCTAGATGCAAAATCTTTTACTAGCTCTTTATCATTAGTCGGATCTTTTTCGTATAATTTATAATCAGAAATTTTTGGAATATATATTTTTTTTTCTCCGTATATTTTGTAGCCGGCACAAAGAACAAATCCAAAATTCGCATTTAAATTTGAAGTTTCTAAATCCCATGAAATTATACGCGCTTTGACCATGATCATTTCTCCCTATGTGTAATAGACATACTACGCTCTCAGATTTTATTCTTTTTACTCATAACATAGCGCGCATGGTGGCACAGCTTTAAACGAATCAGGGCATCCAACGTGTGGACATTTAGGTCCGCTACCTGCTCCACGCTGTTGCCTGATCGTGAGCAAGGTCGGGTCCCCTTCTAGCGCAATCCTTACAGCCATTGCAGCTACTTGTACCGCCTCACGATATACGTGGCCCCATGTCTCCTCCATATGAGCTTTTGCGAGCTCTCCTACCTCCTCGGTGAGTGCGCACATCAAACCGTCCGGGGCCGGGAATTTCTTGCGCGCCGTAAATACCTCATTTGTAACGTCGCGCAGAAAGTGATCTAGATTAATAGGATCCCCCTTCCCTCTCAGTTCGTCTACGTACTCTTGCGCGTCCTGACCGTCAGCTAACTTAAGTGCTTCAAGAGTTATGGATTCATTAGTCATAATTTATTACTCCTCTTTAAACCTAAATGGTGGGTTCTCGACAACTTTCACTCTGACAATACCTATAAACTTTTATTCCAATGATATAATTTCAGCTTATTATCCATCAGCTTAGAAATCCTAAGAGTTAATATTTATATCTCTTTTTAACGACTTTGTTTTTCCATAGAATCTTTTTATTCTTTTTATCAATTGGCACTCTATAGACATTATCCGCAACATACCCACTATTACTTCTTTTGAAGAAATAAACGCAGAGCATTGGTGTGGTATAAAACCTCGAATCTATCTCAATATCTACGTGATATTGGCCTCGTAGTGTTTTTTCCCACAACATTTAGCAAGTTGAAGAACTCCCGCATGTTGAAGGTGATCATGGCTTCTCAGGATTTTGTGTTTTAGCTAAATAATTAGCTGCTTCATTTACTATTTCCCAACGATCTTGAAATCGTCCAAGCCCAGTGTTACATCGAGAACAGAGTAAACCTCTAACTTTACCGGTTATATGGTCATGATCCACATTTAAAACTGCTGTTCTTGTTCTGTTTTTACATATTGCACAACGATAGTTTTGAATGTCTAACATTTTGTTGTATTCTTCTAAACTTATAGCATAAGTTTTCATGAAGTAATTGTGTTTTTGACATTCCTTACAAGAATTATTTTTTCTATTTTTTGGAAGAATATGCTTTCGCATACAGTATATTTTCTCTTTAGCTTTATTTTGTTTATTTTCTTTTAATAAACAACCACAAGATTTAGAGGCACCTGAACGAAGTGCATTAGAAAAAACTTCTTTTTTCTTTCCACAATCACATTGACAAAGCCATAGAGAATGAACTCCATTTCTGTTCTCTAGGGTTTCATTACTCCGTTTTAAAACTTTCCAACGTCCAAATCTTAATCCTTTTAAATCAATTAATTTACCTGTATTTAGAAGTCTAAATCTCTCACGTTGTTCTTCTATTTTTTTACATCCACACGAAATTTTACCTTCATTATCTCGCTTACGTTTTAATTGATAACTTGTTCTATTTACTATTTTAGAACAAATACAAGAACATGACCATACTGCACTGCTTTGTTTATTATTTTCAGATCTAGAAAGTACGGTTAAATAACCAAAAGTTTGCCCAGTTAGATCTTTAAACTTATTGGATAACACTGCGGTTTTACCCTTTGCTTTAGCACTCGCTGTTTTCATACCTTTTCTTTTTGCCATTGACACCATCCATAAATATTTAAACAAATAAATATTACTTCCCAAAAATAAATAGAACTCATTCCGATTTTAATTCCAATTACAATCCAAAGAAAATCCCCAAATATTTTTACTATCCATCCAGTTGCTTGTTTTTTAGCTATAAGAAGCATTCCAAGAACAATTAAAATATAAGCTAAATGTCCTAAAATATTAACGAACATTCCGCTTTTTTCTTACCGGAACATTTTTTACTATTTCATCTATCATACCCATACTAAGCATTTCTTTTGGACTGAACCAGATTTCTCTTTTTTCTCTTTCTTTTTTCTTCCATTTAGCCGCAGGCCATCTTGTATGCTTAGCAAATAAGTTATATCGTACTTCTTCCGATAAACTGAGCATATTCTTATTGGCTTCCATATGTTCTACGTTTCCTGAGACTTGGCTTTCAGCAGGATGTAACATTACAGAAGATGTTTCTGTAGCCATTCGTTTATTTGTTCCACAAATAAGTAAAATTACAGCAGCAGAACAAATAAAACCTGAACCTATTGTATTAGTAGGAGAATTTATAGATTGCATATGATCATATAGACTATAAGCGTAATCTAAAAGTCCTCCTTCCGAACATATATGAAAATTAATAGGATCATTATTTAAGCTATCTAAATAGTGTAAGTTTTTTAAAGTTTGCCTAAATGACATATCATTTATTTCTCCTACTAAATATAAGCTCCTAGTTTCAATATGAATATCATATAAATGTAAAACTTCTAAACCGTTCTTTAATTTTACTTCTGGATTATCCAACTTATCTTTATTAACTTCTACTGCATTTTTCATACTTCCACCTGTGATATACCATTTAGTTTGGTAACTTTGATTTGTTCAGGAATTAAATCTTGCAAAAACTCTTCGTTTGAAATTAAGAAAATATTATTTTTCCTAGTTACTAATTCTTTGTTTATAAAATCAATAACATTCTGTGAATTGATTGCTCCTAGATTAGTAAAAGGTTCATCTAAAACTGTAAATCCACATTCGCTTCCTATCTGAGATTCTGCTAGATCAGCTAAAGCAAGGCTTACGGCAAAAGATGTAAGCTGTTGTTCGCCACCAGAAAACATATCGTAATTTTCTCCTCCTGTTTCGGAACGTACAGAAACGCCTAACTTATTTTCTTCCAATACAAAAGATATTTTTATCTGAGGATTTCCTAATTGTTTAATATAATAGTTAGATCTATTGGTTAAAAATTTAGTTACATTTAAAAAGAAAAAATGCCTTAGATCATTTTTAAATATTTTTTTCCATTCCAGATAACCTTCATACTGAATATGGGAATCATGTAAAGTTTGTTTTAAACTTTTCAAAATTTTGTAGTTTAACTTAATTAATGCTCCTAATTCTGTTAATAATAAATATTTGTTGCTTTTTAATTCTTCTTTAATTTGATCGTTACTTGGAATTTTTTCTAATTCTAGCTGATGTAATTTATCAAAGTATTCTTCTTGTTGTTTTTTTAATGCCTCTTCATACGAAATAATATGA